CTGCTCAGATAGCTGCAAAAGCAAACCCAACAACAGCAAGTGGAGTAACTTGGTAATGACTGAACAGAACAACGTAATCACTATTGATGGTAAAGAGTATAATCAAGAAGATTTATCTCAAGACCAGAACTATTTTATCAATCAGATAAAAGACTTACAAGCTAAAGCAGCTAGTTTGAGATTTCAACTTGACCAAGTAACTGTAGCACAAAATGCTTTTACAAACTCATTGATACAATCTGTGAAGGGAAGCGAAGAAGATGAAACCAAAGCTAGTGCAGCAGATGAAGATGCAGCCTGAGTTAAAGGTACAAATGGAATTGGAAGCACACGAAAAAGAATGTGCTATCCGATACCAAGCAGTCAACGATAAGTTATGTGCTTTAGACAAAAGAATGTGGCGAATAGAAGCTATGTCTATGGTGGGTACACTTGGGGTGGTAGCTTTGGTTGTCGCAATCGTGATGAAATAATAGGAATATAAAGTATGGCAATGTTTAAAGGCTTTAAGCCACAGGGATTACAAAAAATAGCCACACGTATGGGTTATGCAGGTAGCATGGAAAACTTTGATGACTACTTGAAGCAGAACCCTGACAAAGAACGTGAGATGATTGTGTATAGAAGCAAAGCACAAGAGATGGCTAAGGGTGGTGCTGTGCGTAAAAAGATGCAAGAAGGTGGTGTGGTTACAAATCAAACGAATACACCTACAAGCCCTCCAGCCTCAGACCAAACTATAGGTGCTACAACAATACAAAGAATGTATCAACCCGGAGTTCCTCAAGGCGGTGTAACAGTCGCTAGTGGAATACCACAAGATGCAGGTCAAATGATACAACCCGGAATGGGTACAGTTACAGGCAGTGTGGCTGTTCCTACTGCTTTAGCTACAACAGCACAAGCTAGTCCTACACAAGAAAAACAAGCACAAGCAATGCAAGCACAAACTGCAGCACCTGCTATAGATTCTGCATTAAGTGCTACTCAAGCTGCACAAACAACAGAAGATGACCCTAGAGCAAAAGTTATAGCAGCTCAACAGACAGCTTCAAGTGTTGGTAATCTACAAGCTGCCCAAGGTCAGGCTACTCTTATAGATAATCCTGTACAAAGAGAAATACAATCAGGTGAATTAATATCAGGTGCTACTGCTGATGCAGAAAAAGCTAGTCAATTTACAGAGCAGATTCAAGCTGCTACAGCTACACCAAGTCAACAGGCTACTGTACAAGGACAGTTAGCACAGCTTACTGCTGACTTTGATATGAATAACCCACCTGCATGGGCAGCAGGAACATTACGTGGTATACAGGCACAGATGGCTGCTAGGGGATTGGGTGCTTCTTCTATGGCAGGTCAAGCACTTATACAAGGTGCATTAGAAGCTGCTCTTCCGATAGCACAAGCTGATGCAAGTATACAGGCACAGTTTGAGACACAAAACTTATCTAACAGACAACAGAGAGCAATGCTTGCTGCACAACAACGTGCTACTTTTTTAGGTCAAGAATTTGACCAATCCTTTCAAGCTAGGGTTGCTAATGCATCTAAAATAAGTGACATAGCTAATCAAAACTTTACTGCAGAACAACAAGTACAATTAGAGAATAGTAGACTTGCTAATACAGCTAACTTAGAAAACTTAAATAATAGACAAGCTCTTGTAGTAGCACAAGCATCTGCTTTAGCTAATATGGATTTATCTAACTTAAATAATAGACAGCAGGCTGCGGTACAAAACGCACAGTCATTTCTGCAGACAGATATGGCTAACTTATCTAATCAACAACAAACAGAATTGTTTAAAGCACAGCAGAGAATACAGTCTATGTTTACAGACCAAGCTGCCGTAAATGCAAGTAGGCAGTTTAATGCTACAAGCCAACAACAGACAGACCAATTCTTTGCTAATTTAGCATCTCAGGTAGCACAATTTAATGCATCACAATCTAATGCTCAAGCACAATATAATGCAGGTCAGGTTAATACTATAGAAAGATTTAACTCTGAACTAAATAATCAACGTGACCAATTTAATGCACAGAACCAATTAGTTATAGCACAGAATAATGCACAGTGGAGAAGAGAGTTGGCTACAGCAGATACTGCAGCAGTCAATCGTGCTAACGAATTAAATGCTAATGCTATATTAGATATATCAAATCAAGCCTATAATAATTTGTGGACATATTATGGTGACACAATGGAGTGGGCATGGACATCTGCTGAAAACTCACAAGATAGAGTAGCAGATATGGCTATAGCACAGCTAGATGCAGATACACGTAAACAAGTACAGGCAGAACAGTCAGGTTCACAGACAGGACAAGCTGTAGGAGGTTTAGTTGGTACTGTTTTAGGAGCAGGTATACAGCATGGTTTTGGTAATCTATTCTGTTGGGTAGCACGTGAAGTGTATGGTAAGAATGACCCAAGATGGTTTGTATTTCGTATGTGGATTAAGTTTGATGCACCTGAATGGTTTCAAAAGTTATATGGTAAATATGGTAAAAAGTATGCAACATTCATATCAGATAAACCATTATTAAAAAGGGTAACTAAGTATCTAATGGATTTTGTAGTAGAGAAGAAAAGGAGTGCAGTATATGAGAGGGTTTAATCCTGCTATTGTAGCACATTTAAATTTAGACTTAGATAAGGTTATAGGTGAAGAAAAGAAAACTAATAAGTCATCAGGATTATTAGCACCTAAAAAAACTATGATGAATAGAGGGCAAGATAAAATTGACAATCCTTTATATCGTGTCGCTAATCATGTAAAGATATTACGTGACAAAAGAAATGAGTTGAAAGATGCTTAGAGACCAATCCTTTGATGCACCAATCCCGGGCATGTCTATGACAGCAGAATTAGGTTCTAGACCTTGGCAGTCTCCACCTAAATATACAACAGTAGATGATGCTATAGAATATTATCTAGATAGAATGTCATCAGAAGAGTTTTTAGACCAACTAACTGATGTAATGGAAATGGGTGTACCTGTAACAAGTATTGCTAATACAATGCAACTAGGCAATGTTATGGAAGGCATACATTCTGTAGATGTAGGAATGTTAGTATTACCTGTGTTAGTAGAGATGATGATGCTTGTAGGAGATAGTGCAGGTATAGAGTACGATAGTGGCTTGAGTAAAGAAGCACCTATGAATGAGAAGCGTACAAGAAATACACTTGTAGCTAAGACAGCACGTAAACTACAGTTGCAGTTAAATGAACAAGAAGGTAAAGAAGATAAACCTATGGTAGATGAACCTATAGAAATGGAAGAACAAGAAGAAATGCCTGAAGAAAAACCTAAAGGCTTAATGGGTAGGAGAAAATAAATGGCAATAGCAGGTTTCGGATTAGGAAGTTTCATTGGTGGAATGGCTAAAAGTCTTGATGAAAGATTAAAAGATGATATGCGTAGAACTGCTGAAAGGTCAGACAGGGTTAGAGAATATCATGTTACTAGAGCAGCTAGAAAAGAAGAAAGATTTGAAGAAGAGCAAAAGGAACTACAGGAAGTATTACAAAATTTAAGTAGTTATATGGATAAAGCAGGAATAGAAATACCTGAAGGTATGACTAAAGCCGATTTTGCCGCACAACTATATACAACAGGTGGTGGTACTATATCTTCAGGTAAACAGTTAATTGCAGATTTAGATGAACATTATAAAAAGAAGGGTGATATTAAAGGTTTAATTAAGCAAGCTAGTTTAGTTACTAAAGGTAAAGGTTTTGGTGATTACATTAATAACTTTGTAAGAAGACCTGATTCTATGCTTAAAATACCTGAGAATCTTAGAGGTGGTGTAGGCTTCTTGAAAGATGTTGATATTACTAAGGGAATAAAAGATGAAACAGGTGCTATGCTTGCTAGAGAAAAGCAGCCAGAGAAGTTTGAAGTATCTGGTTTAGGTTTTGATAGGTCTCAAATGGTATTTGCAGAGCAGTACAAAAAAGAACAGAGGGCTACAGACCTAGCTATAGAAAAGGCAGAAGCAGATATAAAGAAAACTTTAGCAGATGCTAAAATAGAAAATGCCTTTACTTCTTCAGGATTTTTGTCGAAAATAAAAGAAGATAAAAAAGCATTAGGAGAGGCTAGGGGAGTACAATTAGATGCTAACGGTAATATAAATATAAAATCCGCAAAAGAAAAGAAAATAGATTTGTCTGAATTTCAGTCCGATGTAGTTAAAATGATAGCCAATACAGGAATTACAGCTACAGGAACATTTACCGATAAAAGAAACATATCTATACTAGTTTCTCAGGCATCTGTCAAAGATGATAAAGGTAACTATCTCATACAACCTAAAAATATGCCTACAAAAGCAAAAGATTTATCTATCGGAACTGTTTATTCTATGAGAAATAATAAGACTAATGAATCAGGACCACATATTTATTTAGGTCCGGGAATTTCACCCATACCACTATATTAAGGAATTAAAATGGCTACAGAAGAAATAATACCCGGGTTCAGTGCTGTGCCTGTTGATGGTGCTGTAGTACAAAACTTGCCCATTAAAGAAGAAGAAGAACAAGAAAAAGTAGAAGAAGAAGTAATATCTGGATTCAGTGCTGTGCCTGTAGACTCTTCAGTAGAAGGTGTTACCCCTCCTAAATCAGAACCTGAATATATCCCCACCGAATCTCGTTTAGAAGACATACGAGAAACTCCCCCTAAACCTACGTCAATAAAAGAACTAGAACAGGATGAAGAACTAGTAGCCGAAATATTGCAATATCGTCAAGATAGATATGGAGTAGCAAAAGATGAAAGGTCAGATAGTTTGTTGTTTGGAAGAGCATTTGGTGGACAGGATTTAACTAATGAAAATGTTATTGACGATTTTATGGATAATTTTAGATTTATCAGTGGCAATAGTATGGATGCTGCTACAGAAATATCGTGGTTAAAAGGTCTTGAGCAAAAAGAAGCGGATGCTAAAGCCTCTGGAGATATTGATAGGGCAAATGAATTTGCTGAACAGAGAGAAAGAGCACTACGTTTATATCAAAAAGCAGATAGTGTAAGAAATTTATTTGACTCTAAAAGATACGAAGGAATGAACGCATTTGAAACTATTGCTGATATAGCAGACAACGTAACAGGAAATGTTATGGCAGCTTTTACTGACCCTTTAACAGCCATTACAGCAGGTATAGGTAGAGCAGTAACGGGTACGTCTAAAGCATTAGGAGTATCTCCATTTAGACAAGCACTTAAAGCTGCAGGAATTACCTTTGGCGTAGAAGCCGCAGGAGCCGCAGTAACAGATGTTATGGTTCAGAATGTAGAAATAGAGATGGGTGCTAAAAAAGAAGTTGACTACAAAAGAACAGCTACTGTAGCAGGCATAGGTGGCTTAACAGCAGGTACAATTTCAGGTGTAGGTAAGTTTAATGCTGAAAAGAAAGTAGGAATTGCTACTCGTGGAGAATTAGATAAAGCATGGGAAAAGGTTAAAAAGGAACAAACAGAAGCTGCCATAAAGAAAAATGAAGAATTAAGTGGTCAATCTAACTCTATCAGAGAAAACTTAGCCAAAGGTCTTGAAAAGATTTATGGTAAAAATGCTATATTAAGATATAAAGAAGGACCAAACAAAGGGCAAGTTAGAGGTATAGATTCAAATGTCATTAAAGAATCTGACCAAGCAAAAGGTTTCTTTAAGAATATGAATCTTGATGAAGATGTTATAGAACCTACAATTAGTTTTGACATCTTTGAAAGAACTACGGCTGCTGTTTCAGAAATAGTTGCAGGATTAAAAGATGGTAAACTTAAATTAGTTGATGAACCTAATATAACAGGTGGAGTCACTTTAAAATCACTGACATCTCCTTTACAAAGAAAAGAACGTGTTAGTGAAAGAATGTTAAACATAACTAGTAATATGTCAGAAGAAAGCCTAGATGAAATGACCAATATATTAGGTAGATATGGTGTTACTAGAAGAGAGATAGCTGCTGCTTTATTTGTTGATGCTAGTATGGCAGGTAAAACATTAGGTAATCTAAGTGCCTTACAGAGAAATTTTACCAAGGCTGCTAGACAGAAGACAGCAGGAGAAGTGGCAGAAGAAGCTGAATCACAATCAGTAGATAGGCTAGGTACTACTTTCAGAAGATTAGAAGATTTAAGAAGATTAACACTTGTTAGTGGTGTTGCTACTGCTACACGTAACGCATTATCACAGACTATAAGGTCGGGTGTTGATACACTTGTGTATGGTTTTGAGTCAGGATTACATTCATTAGCAGGAACAGGTAGAAAAAAGTTTGGTTTTAAAAACACTATAGCACAATTAAAACATACTTATGGAAATCAAGAGGATGCAGCAAACATAGCACAATTTATGTTAGATGCTTTTCCTGAACAGAAAGTAAGATTTTATAATCAATATTCAGAGGTAAAAAATACATTAGTAAAGAAAAACCCTGCTCAAGCTGCTTTGTCTAATAAACAAAGTAAATTAAGTGAGGGTACAAATCCTGTGTTAGATAAGTGGGAAGGTGCAATTACAACACTAAACTATTTTAATAGATTACAAGAAGCTCTGTATCGTAATGGTGCTTTCACTACATCAATACAACGTCAATTATTTGACAAAGGTGTTGACATGGTAGATGTGTTAAAAACAGGTAGATTAACAGAAAACGTATCAGAAGATATGATAGCAAAAGCTGTAGATGATGCTTTAGAATTTACTTATGCTAGTCAGCCAAGATTTTCTTTATTTAGACAGGCAAACAATTTTATTGTTAAATCAGGTTTGACACTAGCTATTCCATTTCCAAGATTTATGTTTAAAGCTATAGAAATGACATATAATTATAATGTTACAGGTGCAGGAACTGCTTTGTTTAGAATGGGTGCATCTAAATTAAAAGGTCAAAAGATAAGCGATGGTATGTATAGACAATTATCTGAAGGTATTGCAGGTGGTATGCCTTTAATAGCTTTAGGTTATTTACTGCGTGACCCTGATGGTGAAACAGCAGGTTCAGAATGGTACAATTTAAAAGATGGTAAAGGTAATGAGTTTGATGCTAGACCATATTTTCCCATAACTCCCTATCTTTTAATAGGAGAAATGATACATAGAGGATTTAATCCTAAAATGGTCAATGATAATTTTGGCAAGAAAAATATATCTGAAATGATTGAGGGTTTTACAGGAACTAACTTTAGGGGTAAAGGTCCTATATCTTTAATGACTGAAGATTTATTAAGTAGTTCTACTGACCCATTGGAAATGCAAGATACGTATAATAATCTAGGTAGATATTTAGGTGAAGCTATTAGTGGATATCTTCAACCTGTTTATCAAATCGCTGATTTTGCCTCTGCTCCTGCTCAGTTAGGAATTGGAGACACATATCAAAGACAAAGAGATTATAATTCAGACCCTGAGAAGAGGGATGGCATTGAGTCTTTCTTTCAAGGTGTATTTAAGCCATTTAAATCTAGATTAGCGAGAGTAGGTGAATCTGTAGGGTTTGACCAAGATGATGTTCCTTTTAAAGAAGACCCACGATTTGAGGAAGTTCCTGAAAGAATATTACCATTTATGAAAATAATGTTTGGAGCTACATTAAATCGTGTGCCACCTAATTATGTACAAAGATTAAATCAATTAGGTTTTACATATAGAGATTTCATGTCTAGGACTAGTTCAGCTAAAGTGGATAGATACATGAACAAAGAAATAGGTGAGGCTATGAATAGAGAAATACCTGAAGTGTTGATGACTGCAGCTGAAGAAAATCTAAGTGCAGACGAAACTGCTTCACGTGTTCGTGATTATATCAAGGTAGTCAAGCAAACTATACGTGCAGAACTAAAAGTTGGAGACACAGATGCTGCTCTAGCAGGTCTTATAAGTAGATTCAGAGGCAATTATGAAGTTACCAAAAGAACAGCACTAAAAGCATTTAAAGAAAAAGAAGGTAGAGAACCAGATTTTTTCAAAGCAGATGATGTAAATCGCTTAATTGAACTGACTACTACTAAATCTTTCTATTCAAAACAAAGACCTAAGTAACTACCTATTATCTCCTGACCCATGTAATGTTCCACGTACTTTTCTTCCGTGTAACTTCTTCAAGTTCTCTTTCATAATATCATTTAGTGGAACACCTACCTCTTTCGCAAGCATAGCACAGTACCAAAGTACATCACCTATCTCTGATGCTATGGCAATCTTCTTCAATTCAAAGCCTTCCATATCTTCGCCATCACGTATAAGTTTCTTTACCTTACCTGCTACTTCTCCTGCTTCACTAGTTAACCCTAGAGCTAAATACTCTAGAGCTTTGTACTTAGGAAAGATGGCTGTCTGCCCTGCCTTCATTTCATAAAACTCAGCAGTCATTACTTCTTCTATAACTAATTTATCCTGCATGAATTTTCTCGCTTCCTCTTCTAGCTTCATCTTTTTTGACCCTTTCTAATCGTTGATAATATGAGGTGTTAAAACCTCTAAGCCACTCACGTGCTTGCATGGTATTACTGTGATATGGATTAATAATTTTGCCTCTCTTAAAGTCAGATATACCTCTAGTGAATTGTATTTTTAGAGGTGCATCATACTTACTTAGATTTGGATTTCGCTTTCTGCTCTTCAATTGCATTGTCATTACTCCTTTCAAAGTATTTAGTTAGTATGTTAAGTTTTCCGTTTAGTTCTTGTAGTGCTAACATCTCTTTTTCAATGTTATACATAATGTTAGGATGGTTGCCAACACCAACAGGATTAGTTAGCATAACTTCTACATTAGCTATGTGACTATTCATCTGTCCTATCATTTTAGTTTTTACTGCATTAAGTATCATTTCTCTCATTTATTTCTCCCTTTTGGTTTTAGATGTAAAAATTCTCTAATGTGTAGCTTCCTACCTTTAAAGAACACTATTAAGTTTATAGTTGTGTTGATGGAAATGGCGATAAGTAACCACCATTGCCACCATAATAACTCCGCTGATTCTAACATTAATTAGATGTCAAGTCAACTACTTCACAAGCATCTGCTGTGCAAGCTAACTCTCTTCCACCTGATGTAGTGTCTTCCTTTTCAAAATCTGCTAACTTAGACCAATCAATAGAGTCAGGCATCTTTGTGCACAACTCCAAATACTGTTCTTGATTTATATCTTGATAAGGTGCTTGAGCATATGTATGGTCACTGAATGGTAAGAAAGATATACCTGATACTTCATCAAAGTTCTTGTACACCCATGCTCCTACATCCATCCATTCATCTTCCTTTACAGACACAGTAACAGAAGGCTTGTGCTCACACCAATGTCTTTGGAACATGAGCCAATACTCTAGCTGTTCAATAGCAGACATCTGCGTTCTAGTGACAGCACCTTCAGGTGACTTCATAGGAAAGCTAAACACAGTTGTGCTATCAGGTTTTGAAAAACAAGGCTCACTCGGTATACCATTCTCTTTCATAAACTGTGTAATTGGGTCTTTGTTATCGCCACGTACAGTTCTGATGTAGTAGTCATTGTGTCTAGCATGAATACCTGATGCACTGTCAACTAATTGACTAACTGTACCACTTGGCTTTACACAAGTAATAGCAGTTGACTGTGGTATACCTAAGTCTTTAGCCATCTTCTTATTAGTTTCTACTGCTACTTCTCTTAACATAGTAAGTACTTCTTCTGTCCATATATTTGTATCCAAGATACCTGTTAGGGAAACTCCTAACAATCTCTCTTCCTCTGTATTATCTTTCCATATCTTACGCAGATACTTAAAGTTAGTAAGAGTAGATTGAAATGTACCTAGTATAGTAGCCATTCGTACCTTCTCTGTTAAAGATGTCAAGTCATCTGTAGCTCTGCAGACAACTTCAGTAAGATTACAGAACTGATAAGGTCTAAGTATAATCTCACTACAAGGATTACATCCAAACTCGTGGTCAATATCACGTCTACCATTCTCAGAGGCTTTAACTTTAGCGGCTTGTCTGTTAAATATACCACGTTCACCTGACTTAGATTCATATAAAGATGTCCACTCTCGCATGAACGTACCCATCTCAGGTTTATTTTTATAGGCTACAGAGTTATTGGCTAATGCTCTTTGACCTTCTCTCTTTATATTTTTGTCTGGTTCATCCCACCATTCTCCTGATTTAGCGTGTCTTAATTGGTCATCACCTAAGTTAGACAGAGAGATAAGAGCAGAACGTCTTACACCACCTACAACTACAACCTCACCAATCTTACACATTAAATCGTGACACTCAATTGGGTATAGTCTTCTGCCTTTAGCACCTTTGAACTTCTGTATGCAAAACTGAAATAATTCAACTAATGGTGCAGGTCCTGATGCTCTACCACCAAATGTCTTTAATCTAGCACCTGCAGGTCTTACTTGTGATACATCCCACTTTGGAACTTGCCCTACATATAACATAGCAATAAGTTCTCGCAATGCTTTAGCCCAACCGGGTCTGCTGTCACCAACAGTTATGATAGTAGTGCTATCCTCAAAGTGTTCATTGACAATGGGTAGCTTATCAACATTTTCTCTTTCCACAGAGAATCCTACACCTGTGCCACACATAAGTATGTACATACATTCGTCAAAACTACGTGGGCTATCTACAGGTATGTAGCTACAGTTATAACCACCTACATGACACCTATCTAAGGCAGGTCCTGCAGTCATTAAAGCTCTCATGCTAGGCATTGTACCTAAACTCAGTATCTGCTCTGTAAGTTTATCTTTTAGAGCTTTAGTTATATTATAAGAGTAGTTATTCTTTAGGTGATTAGACATGTAATCAAAGTATCTGTCTACAGTCTCCCCCCAATTCTCTCTTCTTTGTTCATCATCCTTCCACCTAGCATAGCGAGAGAGTGCTATGAAGTTTTGGTAGTCTGTAGGTAAATAGTTATTAATCATCTTTATTCTCCTGTATAGTTCTCATATTTTTTATTGTGACACCACCTATATCATATATAAATTCTGTTAGACTTGTTTCAATTTCTTCAGCTACATTTTCATCAGCAGGTATAGGATACTCATCCTCATCTACGTCTAATGTAAGCATTACTTTAACTCTTACCATCGTAGACCTCTATAAGTTTATTGAGATACCATTGTGCTTTTTTTAAGTCTTCTACACCATTTTTATATCGGTATCTCCATAGATACTTAACTATGTTACCTTGTAGATAATAATCAAAACCATTAGTTAACATAGCTTCTAAAGCATCTATAGTTTCAATACCTGCTTTGTTATAATGAGCAGGACTATTAACCATATCTTGATTTTGTTCTTCTTGTTCTAACCTCATTTTCATATACTCCAAATGCCTCATACTAATGCTGTGTTTCTTTTTTAAAGTTGATTCTAATTATATTGTCTTCAATCTTTTCAACTTTGGAAGTATTAGTTATAACATCTTTATACTCATTGTCAAGTTTATTTACTACATAATCATTCACAGTATTCCTTAACTTAACATCTTTTTCCATTAAAGGTATTACCGAAGAAATCATTTTACATATATGCATTACTTGGTAATAATCATCATCATCCAAATTATTTTGTGGAGATGTTATAATTACTACATCTATTTCCCCTGTCCAAATATCATTATTATCTAACATAGGTCTTATCCTAATAGTAAAGTCTTCAGGTCTAGGTTTTAAATCATCCATTTATTTTCTCCTTTTTATTTTTGTACCCTTAAATTTTATAAAACTAGGGTGTTTGTTTTTGCCTTTTTCTTTTAGCCAATCTTCAGGTATTATTCTGTCGTAGAATCTGAACCCATATTTATCACACCATTGACCATAAGATGATTTAGCTCCTTTTCTTAATTTGTTTCTACTATTAGTAAATATAAATCTAATATCTAAATCAGGGTGTTGTTCCTTTATAGCTAAATGTTTTCTTCTATCTATTGCTAAAAATCTTCCTTTAGTCTCTATTATAATCCCGTTATTTAATATAAAGTCAGGGGTATAGGTGCGATATGATAAGTCTTCCCATTCAATCTTAACTTTTTCATAAAGATATTTATACTTTAATTCATCAAGATAAATGGATAACTTGTGTTCTAAACCACTCCTATACCCATGTTTTATAGCTTCTCTTCTTATTTTATGAGGAGACACCTAGAAGTTTCGCCACGATATAAATGGGTTGCTATATGAATAGGTATTACTATACCCTAAATTCTTTAGCTCTTCCTTTACTGCTTCGTCAGCGGCTTTCCTAGCTTCTATAGCATCTCGTAAACCTGCTGTACGTAGGTCACGATACTCTTTCTTTGCTTCAGCTAGTTGCTTCTCCATCTCTTCAATATTGGCTTTTAATTCATCCAACGATTTACTCACGTTTCTTCTCCTTTCATTTCAACATAAGCAACAGTCTTAGGTGACTTTGCTTGTGACATAACTGCTGGTAATTCTTTCAAACCTTTCCAACAGTCAAACCTGTATGAGCAAAAGGTACAATGTTTGTTTAAGACTTTATTACCTGTTTCTTTACCACGAAATGTTTCCATTTCAGGCTCAAAACATCTCTTAAACTCATTATTGTTTACCTTTTTAACAGTTTTATTAATATAGTTAATCTCTTCATCAATGTCAAGACCTGTAGCAGGAACATATTTAAAATCTCCATTTGCTTTGTTGACTACCCACCAACCACCTGCCTTTTTCTTAGATGCTTTTGCATAACCTGCAAGCTGTGCTACATAACCAAAACCATCCATTTGTTTTAATGTCTCATAAGATTCAAACTTATTATTGTAAGACCATTGAGAAGCAGACTTGATATCATCAACACTACCATCAATAACTATATCATATGTTCCTTCAATCTTAGCGTCAGGAAGTTCTAGAGTAACCTTATCAGCGTCTTCATATTTTACACCTGCTTCTTTGAGTAAGCCTTTGAAGACAGCTTCAACAATGTCACCAAGCATCATATTCATAACGAATGTTGTAGAACGTGGTAAAGCGATATCAGGTTTATTTTTGTCATACCACAATTGGCAAGATGGTCTACCTATATTAGACATACGGAGTCTGAATTTATCTCTAGATTGACCACTGCCAAATTGTCGTTTAACAGCATCCATTACATCCTTACCAATCTGAGAAACTGTTTCATCTGAAAAGGTTGTCTTCCCATTTGAAGCATCTTCCATGAATTGATGTAATGCTAGTTCTGCTGAATGTTGCATTAAGCTACATCCTCTTCTATCTCAATATCAACAAAATCATCAGTGGTATTTACATCCTCATCTGATATATCTTTGTTAGTTTTTTCCTGCCAAGAATTAGCTATATACGTATTATAGTTATCTATCCAAAGCATAAAGTCTGAAAACATAGACTGGTCTGCATCTGTAAGGGCAATACTTTTAGTTAAATCTAGAGATACTACAGGAAGATAAAACACGTTACCACTAGGAAGTTTTCTTTCCTGTGTATTTGCAGTAATCATATGCTGAATAGGAAGTCTTTTATGTTTAGCTAAATCTGCAAAAGGTTTTCCTACATCTTTAAAAGCATCACGATTATCTATCTCCCAAATAAAAGGTGATGTATCTACAGTAACATCTTCTCCCTTTTCATTAACAGGAGATACCATATCTACAGTGCCTAATATAACACGAACTCTTTTTATTTGTTTAATAAGTTCCTGTGTCTTCTCAGGCAATGCCTTAAAGTCTTCTATATAACCTGCAGGTTTACCACAGTTAAGACCACCTTTATTATCTTTTAAATCTATGTTTAGATTATCTGCCATAATAGTTTTGACATATTCATTAGGTTGGTCATTAAAACCTTTAATGAATCTCTTATACATAAACCTCTGTAAGAAAGGTCTTATCTTTATAGACTTAGAATAATATGTAGCAGTATCAGGTATCTCTAATTTGTAAGTACCCCCTTCTACAACTTCCATATTCACTTTCTTACCTTTAACTTCAGCCTCACCCATAATAGCAGAGTGATTTATTTTTAGTCTAGGTAACGTGCTACTCTTTTGTTTACTAGCAGTTCCCTCATTTGCGATACCCATTGCTTTAGCCATTGCGGCGTAATTATTAGTATCAATAGTCGTTAGTTCTGTCATATTTACATTCTCCTTTTAGTAAAGTTTATAAGTTATATCAGCTTACATCTTTAGTGTCAAGCCAATTATTACCTATTTTTGATTCTAATAATAATGGTACATTAAATTCTATACCCCATTTATTATTAACTAATATAGGCAGGTTTCTGTTTGTGGTTTCTATTGCACCTAATACTGCCTTTTCTTCATCAGGGTGCACATCAATCACAATACTGTCGTGTACTGTATTTACCACACAACTCTTCATAGTGTCAAGTAATTTATCAATATAAAGTAATGCCAATGGAACTATGTCGGCTGTCGCAAAAGACTGAACAGGATAGTTTTTTATCTGCGTAAAATTAGATACTCTTCCATGTTTATTTTTATATACATTAGGAAAAGAAAATTCTCTACCTGATGGTGTTTTTATAGTCTTATTAGTTACAGCTTCTTTAGCCAATCGGGAGTGCCATAATGCAACCCCTTCGTACTTTTTTGTGAACTGTTCATAATATTTTGCTTCAGCAGACGTTCTCCCAAATCCTGTTGCTCCATAGAGGGGTGCAAAGGTATGAGCTTTGGCTTCTTGCCTAGAAGTCTTCTGACCTGATTCCGTAATGACAGAAGCAGTGTATGCATGTACATCAAATCCATCTTCAATCTCCTTCATTGCTATTTTGTCTTGTGATAGGTAGGCAGCCGTTCTAAACTCTAGCTGTGCAAAGTCAGCTTCTAATATCTTACCACCTTCCCAACGTGATACAAATACTCTCTTAACAGGGAACGTTCCACCTCTTGGCATGTTCTGCATGTTAGGGTCTGCACCACTAAATCTACCTGTAGCTGTTCTGTGCTGTAGTAATCTCACATGTAACTTTCTATCTTTCTTTGTGTGTATCTTTATACCTTCAACAAAAGATGATAAGTAAGTTTCTACTGCACTCAATCTTCTAACTTTAGATAAGAAGTCTACAGCATCTGTCATATTCTTAGCACGAGCTGCCCTCTCTAAAGTTTCTATATTTAATTTGGATGTAGAGAAACCATTAGCACTTGCCCACTTAGGACTAGGCGGTCTGAATCGTAAGCCTGCAACCTTATCTGTGTTTGTGAAAACGTAACCTTGACCATTACATGTTTTACATCTACTTGCTTTTGCATAAGGATTGCCATCTACTTTCATTCTAAATATTTCTCCCTTACCCTCACAATCTTGGCATTGTTCTGCACGTGTTTTATATAAAACTTTTGTTCCTTGTATTATCAAGTTTCTAAAATCCACATCATCCATGTAAGGGTCTATTGAGTTTGCCCACTCTGTCTTATCTTTAATTTTCCTACCATAGATAACCCAAGATAATTGTTCAGGACTATTCAAATTTATAGGAGTATCACCCATAAGATTAGCTGTATGAGCATGTAAGTCTGTATTTAATTGTCTTCTCTCATTCTCAAACTCTTTTTGCACTGCATCTAATGCTTCCATGTTAACAGAAAAACCTCTTCTATATATACGTGCTAAACAACAAGCTACCTCATTTGTAAGTAACACTGTGTTTAACAGAGGTGAATCACTACTACTATTTAATCTTACATATAATTTATCAGAGAGTTCCTTGGTAGCATGTAAGTCTGCACTCAGATAATCACTTAGCTCTTTATGGGGTATATCTCTAGTTGTATATCCCTCACTAAAGTATTTTTTTAGAGTACCTTCTTTTTGTGTAGCTAACTCATATCTTTCAGCACAGGCTTCAAGAGATAAAGGTTTCTTTTGACCACGTTGTAATACATACTCTCCTAACATAGTGTCAAAAACTGAACCATTGTACTTAAATCCTGATTCCCATAACCAAACTAAATCATAAGCTATATTGTGTCCTATAAGTATAGTCGCATCATCTAATGCTTTTTGCACAATTTCATGCCCGTTTGGTGTAGGCTCTACTTCACTATGGTCAAAGGTAATTATTGTTTCTTCATTATTAGCATTTAGCAAACCAACCATAACTAAAGAATTTGTTTCTTCAAAAGGGTCTAGGTGTAGCTTGCCATCTCTTTCTATTACAGTATTTTCTACGTCTAATATTAATCTCATTTTAACTCCTGTATTATTTCTTTTGTTTTTTCTACTGATATTTTAAACCATTCCCCTGCATACTCACTAGCTAATTCTTTAGCTTTCTTATGAGCTTCCCCCTCTGCTTTTCTTCTATCTGTTACAGGTACAGATACTTCAACCTTATAGTCACGAAAAGGACTTGAAGTTTGATAAGAATTACATCTGTCTTCGGTATCAACTGCCATGCCTATTTTTACCCAACCTTCCCAAGCAGGATTACTAATAGCATAAATGTATCCCTCTAAAACTCTATCTAACTTTTCAAAAGAAGAGAAAGCTGCATCATTGAAAGTTCTATAATTGCCTGCCTTATACAGAGGGTGCGATTGTGGTATATATTTTCCATTAACATACATTCTATTAGGATTAGAACTTTTATTATATTCAAAAGAACATTGTTTGCATTGTGTTCTATTTGTTTTCTTCCATGAAGAACTCCAATTATAATCTGTTAATTCTATATCACATGTATTACACTTTTTAATCATACTACATACCTCGCTGTTCTATACTCAAGATTACATTCTATACGACCATGCCAACCTGTCAACTTATTTTTGACAACATTAATATGTCTTTGTGTATCTTCTTCATCACCATCTACAGTTGTAGTAGGATTCTTCGCTATCAAAAGCATGAGGTCAGCTTCAGCGGCTTTACCTGTTCTACTGCCTTCCATCATAGACTGATTAAGCTCTATCCTGCCCTCTGCATCTGCACTAAGTTGTGACATGTAAAACATAGCACACTCGTGCTGTTTAGCTATTTGTCTAGCATATACTGCATTAGCCTTGAGTGCTTCATCTGTCCTAGCAAATCCACCTGTAGTAGCAAACTTGTCTCCCATATCCAAGAGAACTACATCAGGCTTATAAGATTTACAAACACTTTCAACCCATGCCATATCACGACCTGTTGCATCCTTTATCTTGATTCTTTCCTTAACAGGTGCATATAAGTCTCTTGCACGACTAGGGTTCTTTCTAATATCTTGCATAGTCATGCCTGTGGCAGCCGTCAGGTATCTTGCACCAACCCTGTGAGCAGATTCTTCGTTACATAAGATTATACAATTAGCACCTTGATGTGCAAACCCTTGTGGACTAGCAATTAAACTAGCATGAAAAGATGTCTTACCTGTGTTAGGTCTAGCACCTACCTCAATCAAGTGACCTGCATTTATACCTTCTATAACTTTGGTAAGAGTTGGTATGTTAAAACTCCAACGTGCTTCCAAATCATTTTTAGCTAGAAGTGTATCTAAATCAATATCATCCCACTCAATATTAAGATTTGGTGTAAAGTCATCCCCATACTTCTCTAATAAACTTCTCAAGGGTTCAAGACTACTCTTGTCTCCATTAACATAATCAAAACCTAAATTAGCTATGTCTTCTCCAATAACTTGTTGAAACAACTTAGACAACACTTCTTGTGCTATGTCTACTCCCATTGCCTGTTCTTTCTTTATACGATTAAACAGACTGTTATAGACAGCCTTTTGTGCTGTTGTAAATGTGGGGTTAGAAGTCATAAACAAAGCCTCTATCTCATCAGGTGTAACAGACCTATTGTATCTCTCTATAGCCTTATCTATTGACTGTTTAATTTTTCTTACATCTTTGCTAAACAATCTGTCAGGACATTTAGCTCCTCTATGTTCATCATAGAACTCTTTATCCATTAAACTTCTTATTAATGATAACTCCATTTATTTTCTCCTTAATTTATAGGGTTTTAAAAATTTAGTTTTACAAGACCTGCAAAACCTTCCGTTCTTTCCTAGCCTTTTCATGTCCTTTTCATAACAGTTAGGACACATATCATCGTCAGATTTTTTGTTATCCCATTTTATATAAGGCATCGCAATTTATCCATATCTTCTTCATTCTTATATTTTAAATCATCTTTCAGTTTTACAACTTTTATATTGTTTACATATCCTCTTAGTTCTTTGGCGAAGGATAATGTCTTGGGTAAAGCATCAGGGTCTAATGCTATTATTGCTGTTGAGAATTGTGCAAGATAATTCTTATGCGAATCAGAAAGTGATGTACCCAACACAGCTACCCCAACTAATACATCATTACCTATTATTGTCGCACTCACACAATCCTCAACAACTACTGCGACCTTACCACAACCAAAGGTGTAAGGCAAGGTGCTTTTTCCATAACGTTTCCATTTAGGTAGTTTATTTTTTAAAGACCTACCTGTAGCATCTACAATCTCATCATTATGTTTAACTACAAACACAACTCTATCTTCTTTTACATCATACATTAAATGTTTATTATCTATACCATAATAATTTTCACCTGTATAAGGAATGATATAGTCAGGTAGTCTAAAACTTTCTTCAGCAAATTCCTTGACTCCACCAAAGCTAGTTCGTATGTCATCTACAGATAAATGAATACGTGTACCACCCTTTATGTTGCAAGAAGCCTTATAACAATTCCACACAAGACTACCCATATTATTTGTAACAGTAAAAGTATTATACCCACCACAATTAGGACAGTTAGTTCTTTTTGTAACACCATTGCTAATGTTCATATCATTTACAATGTTATATATATTACTCATGTATTATACACTTTCTTTGTCGGCATTTGTTATGCTTGTATCATGCTTTTTTCGTTCTGTCAATGCAAAATTTGCACTAATTAAAGTATTTTTCATGTAAGGTTTAACACTATTAGGGTTAGAGTGCCCTGTTACTGACATAATTTGCCCTATTCCTACACCTGCATCCACCATTTCTGTCGTACCTGTCCTTCTTAGGTCAGACAGTCGCAACTCGTCAGATAAACCTGCCTGTTGCATTAGTTTCCTAGCAAATACAGGCAGTTTATGTAGAGAATAAGGTCTGTATTCACCCTTTATAGCTTTTGGTCTTGGTGCAACATACTTTTGGAAGCCAAAGTCTTGCTCTTGTTGCCTTAACATATCAAATAAGTCATCATCAATAGGTAAATATACATCTGCTTTACGTTTTGATTGCTCTATGTGTACTGTTTGCTTATCGAAGTCTATTGCAGACCATTCTAGTAACCTCATATCTCCTAACCTTTGACACCAAGCATATGCCATGTGACCAATGATACCTAAATTACGGGTGTTAAAATCGCTGTATGCAGTATCTAAAAACTTTTGGACATCTTCTCTAGCCCAAACTACCTTTCGCCTCTCAGAGACCCTCTTACGTATACTAGCGAAAGGATTAACATTACATAGCTCCTCTCTGATACCGTGATTAAAGACAACTCGTGTGACTGACATAACATGATTAGCCATCGGTACACCTTTCTCACACCAAATGTTATATGCAGTTTTTGCATAACGTGTGGATAACTTAGTGTAGTCGTGTTTAGATAATGTCTTCTCTTCTATTTTTGTATCAAGCATTACCCCAAGAAAATATTGATATTGTTTCTTAGTTTCTTCTCGTAAGTTCTTGAAATCAAAGGATAAATAATAATCATTGACTAAGTTTTTTAACTGCATCTTGTCTTTCCTTTTTGTTTTGTTCGGCAAATCTATTTAGAAATCTTGTAACAAAATCTTCTATACCATTACTATGATAATGTTTCTCATAAGCACGTTGTCTTCTTGCCCATCTGCCTGTAGTCCAATAATAAACATATTCTTTTGCTTCATCATTAGTAATCCAAAGCATAGAGGCAGGAATATTTACCATGTAATCTATTTTATTATCTTGTAAATATTTTTCAACAAATTCTAGAGTTTCATTAGTATCTTTTCTAAAAATTGCCTCACCTTTTGAATTGTGCCTAACAAATTTCCAATTATGTTTGCTCATTTTATTTCTCCTTACTTTTATTGAGCAATGCAAGTGATGCAAGTTCAATACGTTTATTATATTGTAATTGATAACCTGTTCCTGCACCTAATGATTGCTTATCTATTAAGTGTTTGTGGTAATGATTAACACTATCCCATTTCTCCTTTAGTTCCCTACATATCTCATCATACTCTATGTCCTCAATGATAGGTTCATTCATAACATAATATAAATATGAGTGCATAAGATAGTAAGGAACTAACATATTAGTATTTGTTCTCCATATCTGCATTATTTATATAACAAACTTAGTTGATATAACATATGCTAAATACATAAGTGACAAAGCGAATGTCGTATAAAATACTTGTACCATATCATTCTCCTTTCTTTTTATTTGTGTCAATATAAATTCTCATATGAGATGATTCATGTAAGCCTTGACCCCAATATGTAGCACCTGTACCTCTCAATTCAGGTTTAATATGCTGTCCTCTTACTCTCATCTTGTATGAGTCCTTGTTAAGATACTTCTTCATAGTGTCAACAAACTCCTGACCATCTGTGTCGTTAGGTATCTCGCTGAATACATAGTTGCAACCTTTTCTAGATTGGCTTCTCATAACTGCTTCATATGTTTGTTTATCAACCATGTTCATGGCTTTCTCTTTCCACATGTCACGTTCCCTTGCTAATTTGGATATCACATCAACAGTTAATTGATTAGTTAATTTACGTTCTTGATGTCTAAATGCTCTAACTAAATGTATTACATCCATATCTGCAATACGTATTGGTTCATCATGGTTTGTAGAGTGATGCTCTACTTCATCTAACTCGTACATATCAGCAGGTAGCTTATCATCTACTGCTTCTAATATTTTAACTAACTGTTTTACTTTCATGCTATCTCTCCTTCTAGCCATTTTGGTTTAGTTGTATAGTTATATCTAGCGAATCTCATCTTGTCAACTCTGTAAAATGCTCTATATGCTTCGATAGGAAAGTTCTCATCTGTCTTCAAGTCATCATGCCCACTAAAACATTGTGGGTGGGGTGTCATAAAGTTCTTCCAATCAGGTACAAACT